TGGCCTAATCTTTTCTTTTGACTAATCCTACTACGTTTTTCTGCTGTTGTCATCTCAGAAGCAGTTTTTGGAGTTTTTGAACTAATTCTTTTAGATGGTCTACAATATGGAGTACCACGTTTTTCACCTTTTCTACGGCCACAGGCTTTACCTGTACGAACATCTTTCCAATCTTCTTTAAACCATCTTTTAAGTGCTAAACCTTTTTTTGTTTTTCTTACCGCCATTATGCAAACGTTGTAACCTTTCTTTTTCTAACTATACCACAACCTCTTGCTATGTTACCATTTTTAGTTGGCCTTTTTCTTTTATTTTTTATCATTGGATTGCCACCATTGTTAAGCATTACAACGCCACCTTCGGCCTTTTTTGATTTATTACCCCAGTTTTTTGCTCCTACTTTTCTACATTTTGCAATAGCTCCTGAAGCATAAGCTGATGGAAAAACTTTATATCTAGCTTTAACTTTTCTATAACATGCGTCTTTTGCCATAATTATCTCCTCATAATTTTCCAACAAGAGCACATCCACTCTCGTTTTTTACACTTAGGGCAAACCTTGAGTGGCTCACCTCTTACTACTTCGCCTTTTTTTAGAGGCACAATATGCTCTTTCAGAAAATCCTTTAGGTCGTTTACAATTGATTTTCCTCTTCCTAGCATTACTCCATTTCCTTTTTTGTGGAGGCTTTGACACTTGCTTTGTCATTTGTGACCTCCCCATAACCATTTAAATCAACTTATGTAAAAAGGGCGTTATAACAATTAATACTGCTAGACCCCAAACCTTTACATCTAATTTATCGAGACTTTTTTCTATCTTTTCATAACGTCTGTTACATTCAGACTCATGTTTTTCTAATAATTTTAAAACGTCATCTGCTTTCATTTTAACATTTCCATCTTCTTCTTGCTTGTCTTAATCTACTGTTAGGATTTTTGGCTGCCTTTGGAAATTTTTTCATTTGACCCGCAGAACGTGCACAAAAAGATTTTCTTCTTTTAGCTGCCTTACTACCTTTTTTAACTTTACCTGTTACAGCAGTTTTTAATTTACTACCAGGATTTTCTCTTCGATAACGAGCAACACCTGCTTTAGTCATTCCCGCTCCAGATTTAGTGGAGCGGAAATACTTTTTAGTTTTAGGTGGTTGCTTGTCCCTTTTCCTAGTCATAGTTCTTTCTCATCTGAAGAGTTACAGTATATGTGTCTCCAGAAGTATGACCTACAGTTGTAAAAACTATATCACCAGTTTTACCCCCACCAGCGTTATTAGGTAGACCACCAAAATCACTATAATCGTGATATCCACTTTGGTTTTCGCCTAGTTCTATAATAAAAGCGTCTGAGGTAGCATCAAAAAACAGTCTAGTTTTCATGCCAATGCACTGCCACCAAATTTTTTCTATTGTAACACCAGTGCAAGTCTCTCCATCTGGACTTGTAGCAAGAGAACTTACGTCTACTTTTACAACTGCTGACTCACCTGTACCATCAGATATGTTTGTAAACTTCTGTACAACATTTTTTGCACCATCAATAATGGTTTGTGAAGTTACTGCATCAGCCATTTATACCTCCTATTATTGGTCAGCAAAAGCAGGAACTGTTGTTGATGTAACAGTGCCAAAAATTTGATAGTTGGTTGTGTCTTTTCCTACAATTGTAATATCAAATGCTTGTGGCACATTTAACTGAATACTACTGTTTGAGTTACCATCTGAGAAAACAGTTACATTGTCTGCGTTTGTATCTAAATGTGTAATTCCACCAATGTAAAAGTTTGAGTTTCCTGGTGTAACAATAATAGCATCTGTTGCATCAGCGGCTCCACCTGCATATACAAATCTAAATACTGATCCAGCTATTGGTGCTGGAAGTGTATATGTATTATCTTGAGTTCCGTCTGGTACAAGTAAGATTCTACCACTGTGAGTAGCGTTGTCTAAAGTTTGGTCAGCATCATTTAAACTTACTGGTGCTCCACCAAGAGTTGTTACTTCTGTAATTGTTCCAGTAGTTGCGTTTTTACTGATAGTTTTGATTGTGCTCTCAGATCTAATAGGACCTGAAAAAGTTGTATTAGCCATATCAATCTCCTTGTCTTGGCAATTGTCGAAGTTAATTCTTCGTCAAGGTATTAAAACTATAGCATAAAAAAAGAGCGACTGTAAAGTCGCCCTTTTCATCCGATGAGGGATTAGTTATGCACCTTTTGATCCGAAAACACATCTTGGATCTGAAAATCCAAAACTGTATCTCTCTCTGGCCTTAAATCTCATATTGCCAGTATCAAAATCAGCTTCCATTTGAGTTGCTAAAGGCACTCTTTCAAAGTGCATGAAGCCTCTTGGAGCATCTGTTAATACAAAGAATGCATCAGTATCAGTTAAAAAGTCATTAACAGAATAACCCTCTGGAAGCATTCCAGTTGATCTAATTGCGTTAATGTCATTATCTGCTGTTGCAGTTCTTAGATTTGATGCCATGAGTCTTTCAGCAACAAATTGTAACTGACGAGGTATAATAAGCTTTCTACCTGTCAATGCAATTTTGAGACCTCTCTCATCAACAAAACCAGCTATGCTAATCAAAGCATCTTCTAGTGATGTTTCGTTAAGGTCTGCATCAGTTGATGGTTCATTAGCAAAAGTGTTTCCAGTGATAATTGGATGTGCAGTTGAACATAACTCCACTCCGTCACCACCAGTCACTGAGCTATCAAAAGCGTTGTTAAGAACTGCAGCAGCCTTAACTTGCTTTGTGTGTGCCATTGATCTTGCTAATGCACGTGTATATCTTGAAGACAATCTGTCATAAAGGTTGTCCTCTACTGCTTCTTCAGTAATCGAGAAAGCCAAAGCAATAGTCTCGTGGTTATAACGGGCAGTGAAAGACTCGTTTGCATCATCAAATGATACGCCAGAACCTTCTTGTTTCACTGGAGCCGCTCCAAAACCAGAGAGCATTACTTCTTCTTCAAATGATCTGTCTGAAGACTCAGTTGTGAAAATTTCCGCATGTTGGTTTTCATACCTTGCGAATTCCATACCAAAGAGAGCGTTTAAACCAGGCTCTAATTCTTTGGCGAGTTGTGCTCTTGAAATAGCCATAAATCAATCTCCCTATGATATCGCTGCGTCACTATCTCCAACAGAACTGAAGAATACGTGATTGTTAATTTTTACGATATATTTAACACCAGCAGCAGTATGATCCTCATTTTCTACATCTTCTTGGATTCCAACAATCATCAAAGGATTTGATGGATCGGAATCTTCAGCAGTAGAGATATCAATCTGTGCGGTTGATATACCAGTTGTTGTATTTCCACTTGTAGCATTTTCTATCTCAGCGGTTTTGAAAATATCAGCCTTTGCAGTTGCTCTGTCGGTATTAGTGCCATCAGAACATATAACAAACCTTTGCATTGGATTGTCATATACGAAAGCTTTAATATCAAAATTTGTATCCGCTGAACCAGATCCTGGCCACGTATTGGAAAATTTTAATTTCTTTGTAGTGTTGTCAACATATTCACACCCAGCAAAAACTCCTAAGATCTGTTTTGTATCTCCAGTAGCATTTCCTAAAACTTGTACTGTGCCACCAGTCAACTCAACTTGAACAGGAGAGCCTTGGAAAATAGCTGATGCATCACTAGCAATGAAATACTGATTTGTGCCACCAGGGAAAGTTCCCCCCATAGCATTAATCGGCTTTAATCCAAATTTTAAATCTGCATTTGCCATTTATAGCTCCTTATAAGTTACGAAAAGGAATTATTCCTTTCCAAAAGTTACTTTACTACGCCTACTTTTCTCAATAGGCATTGAAGGATGTTGCTCCTTCATTAAGTCCTGATCTACGGCAGTCATTTGGTTGCGGGTCTGATCCCGAAAATATTCAGTTCTTTCCTCAACTGTCTCTTCAGGTATTCTGGCGAGCATAAGACCGCCATTACCTATAACACCTTCATGCTTGCCTTCTTCAACCGAAGCAAATTGTTGGTTTGGATATTCATCTGCTCTTACTGGCTCATAACCTTCTCTAAGTCTTGAGTGAACGTTCATTTGATCGTCCTCTCCTCTTAGTTGAGTTCTAATCCATCGATGTTTAAATCCATCCTGTGGCTTCGGTGCATCCAACTTGCTTGGTGGTGCCCATGGTCTTCTGCGTGTTGTTTTAGCACGTGTTACATCTGATCGTGGAGTTGTTCTATCTGTCATGTTTTACCTCACTCTTTAACATATTTAGCATATTCTTCTAGCGGAACATTCAGTCTTTTTGCCATCGCTACTTGTGATGGCGACAACTTCACAGTCCTACGCCCCTTGTTACTACTGCGAGAAGCCGTGCTATCAGCAGGAGCGACCCTGTTAGCACTACTCGTTTTTTCTTCTTCAAACTCTTCAGGAAAACGTTTCCTAATTCGTTTATTAATCTCAGTATAGTATTCATCGCTTCTCGGGTCAAATCCTTCTTGTTTTAATTTTTTATCAAGACCCATAGCGAGTGCAGTCATTTCATCATGTTCACCAAACCAAGGGTTCTCTTCTGCCCATGCCATTGCCTTTGGATCAACTTGTGCCTCGGGTTGTGCTTGAGGCTGAGTCTGCTCTTGAGGCTTGACTTCAAGTTGAGATTCTTGTCTTTCTTTGGCTAAACGATGTCTTTCTTGTTCTATTGTAGCTTTAGCAATTGCTTGATTAGCTTTAACTATTGCTTCAGCGTCATTTACCTCTAATGCCTTTTTTAGAGCTTCAGATGCCGATGCAAGTTGAGATTCAATACGAGTTCCATATTCAGTTATGTAACCTTTATCAAGATTAGATATCTGTGTTTGGAGTTTTTCATTCTCAGATTTTAAAGTCTCTGCAAGTCTAACGGCTTCTTCTTTGTCTCTTTGCTCTTTTCTGTAACGATCAGTAATTTGATTTATTCTTTTTTGAACGTTTTTACTGTATTCGTTAAGCTCTTCATCTTTCTTCTCTGGTTTTTCTTCTGCAACTTCTTGAGGTTTTACTTCAGTTTTTTCAACTGCTTCTTCTTTTAATTCAATTTCTACAGGTTTTTCTTCTGATGTTTCACGTGAAACATCTTCTTTTTTTACTGCATTTGATTCTATTGTAGCCATAATTACTCCTTATATATGCTGAATGTCTTCGGGATCAACGATAGTTGCAATAACTTCGTCATCATTTATTATTCTTACCTCACCGCCATCTATTCTGAATCTTGATCCAGAATATCTGCCTATGCAAATCCAGTCGCCCTCTTTGCACCAAGGCTCACCATC